CGTGGGATATTCCTTGCCATAGTATTTTGAAATTTCTGTTTAGATTTTCCACAGTGGAAAATCTAATCAAAGTTGATACAGGTATTACTGGAGATTATACAACTGTTGGAGCTTATAATTTTACATTTCCCAAAAAATATAAGCAAGTTTTAGGAGTTTCTATAAATGTATATAAACAAACTACTGCAACAACATTAGAAAATGTATACTTAACTGGCTTTAACAACACAAGTTTTAGTTTTGTAAAAGACTGTGTAGAATCTCCAAAAGCAAATACTATAAAAATAGCATATACTGTTTTTTACATTTAATTTTGGACTATGTAGCTAATATTCCCATAATATGCTGTTTGACAAGTTACTCCTTGACTCATCAAAATACAGTTGCCATTTGTTTCTATATACACTACTATTTCACTCCCAAGGCTAGGTACATAAGCCCCAAGAGTAGCAATTGTTTTATTTTTTGGAAATAATTCAGCGGGGAGTTTAAATAAAATATTTCCTGTTTTCTTTCCAACAAAAGCACTTCCACTGTCTATGTTTAATATGCAAATATCGCCAATTTTATAAGCATAAGCATGACTAGAATTAGGAATATTTAACTCTATTTTTTTAGATCCAGAACTAGATAAATTTTCCACTGTGGAAAATCTAAACAGAAATTTCAAAATACTATGGCAAGGAATATCCCACGAAGTACAGTTTTATACTACTAACATTGGTGCAAATATAAACTTTGATAATATTTTTTCTCTAACAATTGTAGGAAATACTACTTGTACTATTCCTGGTGTTCTATTAAAAAAACTAGCAATAAATCAAGAACTTGTTATCGGACACGATAATGCAGTTAGATCCGATGCAGTGTTTTTCTTTAAAAAAATAAGTAATACATTTGGAGTCTTCGGCACTCGAGGGGTTGCTGAAGATATTCATTTACATGGATACAACACATTAATTGTAGAGTATTAATTAATAGCTTCGTAAATAACAGTAGTTTGTAAGTTTCTAACAGTAGTTCCTGAGTTATCGTGGGTATAAAATTTTCCTTCAGGAGTTAATCTTAACCAATTGTAGTCCATTTTTACACCACCAGTTGATGCCATTGCTGATAAATATTCTATTTTTTTTGGTCTAAACTCTGTTGGCATATCTGCAACTTGTAGTAATACATCTTTAGCAGCTGGTCTAGCAAATTTAATTTCTAACACAACAAAATTCATTATTCTTGTTGCTGTGTAATGCACATATGTATCAGCATTTATGTCTCCTGTATTATTATATGTATAAGTTCTAACTGTTAAGAAATTTTCCAATCTCTTACGATTTTCCCAAATTGATAACTCTTCAAAGTTCCCATCTGGAACACTTACTCTTCTGTTTTGAGCTTCTTTACAAATGTAGAATTTTTTATTGCCAGGGAAATAATAAACATTACCTTTTATTGCTTCTGTCAATGGAAATTTACCATCTTCTTTTCCAAGTGCAGAAACTACTCTATCATCTATTTCTAATGCTGTTCCTTTATATCCACCGTTTTGTGTGTAATTTTCTTCAAGATATTCTTTATTAATCCAAGTGTTTTTTCCACTCCAATTTATTATAGTTGCATCAGAATTTGTTACTTCCATTCTAATATCTATTTCAAAAGCTATTACACTATCAGTTTTTGCTGGAATATATTGAGCATTATCTTCATTACAATACCAATACAAACAACCATTAGAAGTACTGTCATTTACATAAATTCCTATCTCTTTCAGATAAAAACCTTGTGTTATATCATCATTAGTTATCTGAATTGTTAAATTAATAGCATTATTTTCTTGTTCCTTTTTTAATATTCTTACATCTTTTTTATATGAAATAAGAGATGTTTGATTTTTTGGATTTTGCCCACTTACTACAGCACCATCTCCTATTTCTACTTTTAAAAATTCTACAGCTAATTCATTTGCAAGCCTAGTTGCTAAATAGTCAGCACCTTTTTTTGTAAGTCCTCTAAAAGCCATTTAAACCTCCTTTTTTAATCTATAAACTAAAGTATTATTAAATACTTTTTCTCCAACTAGATTAGTTAGTCTACTATTTTCTTTTAAAACTTTTTTAGCTTTATAAATTACCATACTCATTACATTAATTCTTTCAGAATTAGTTGGAATTACATTAACTACTCTTAATCCTAAGTTGGCTGGAATCATAGGTCTTAATTCTTTGTATATACTGTAATCAAAATCATTAAATTCCTTTTGCTTTTCTAATCTAATATCTAATTCATATTTATCATTAAATAAAATTGGAATGGCTTTTGTCTCAACATTTTGATAATAAGTAATTAAAAATTCTTCTAACCATCTCCAGGTATATGGAAGAGTAGCATTCCATTTTATGTAAACTCTCAATTGTCTATCTTTTAAATTATCAGTTGCCTTAGGATAAATGTTCATCATTTTTTCAAATTTAGATATTCCTAAAACATCTGTAGAAAATATAAAACCATTATTAAAACTTCTTTTGATTTCATTCCAAAGCTTAGTTAAATCTACATTCTCTACATTAAAAATAGCTTGTATTTCTTTATATTGCTGCATAAAATCAGGTAAATTTTCATATAAATTAACATCTTTAAAGTTGGACATAATTTCCATCTCCCCACACAGGAACTTTAAAAGTATCTAGTGTAAAGTTTTGAGCATATCCGTTTACCTTAGTTTCCTGAATATCTATAATATTAGGATTTAATGCTAAAATCCTTGATTCTATTATTGATGTTCTGACAATTATCTTTTCTGATTCTTTGAATTGTTTTCTTAACTCTAAAAGATATGCTTTTAAAGCTTTATCAATATCAGCTTTTATATTAGCAACAGATAAATCTTTTAAAGTTAATTTTGTAGCAATATAAATTTTTTCTTGTGCAGGAGTATCAACTGTAACTATATGCCCTATTGGAGCTAATCCTTTACCTGTTTGGTCTTTAGTTGGATCCAACACTTCTTGGATTTTAGAAATTAAAGATGTAGAAGCTATGTTAAATTCACTATCTAAAATAGTAACTCTTACTGTTCCTCCACCTTTCCAAACAGGAGTTACTTTAACTACTCCTACCCCAGCTTGTGCCATAGTTTTTTCTTCATAGTCTTTTATATTTCCACCATAAGCCTGTAGATTAAAACTATCTAAATATCTTTGCCTTATACTTTCAGTTTCTTCTTCATCTTCACCAGGAATAAGCATCTCTGTTATTTTTGCTGAAGTCAATCCAGGAATATAATCTATTGGAACTAAATCTCCTACTGAACCATTAGGTTCTTCTCCATAAGTTTCGCACTCCAACATATATTCAAATGTTCCAGTAGGTAATTTTTTTATAACGATATAATTGTAGATATCTAAACTAAATCTACTTCCAATAGTAATATCCATATTAAAAATACCTTTGTATACTCCAACACTTGCAGATTTTGGTTTTATTCCTCTTTCTGCTGCCCTCCTTATTAAAAACTTTCTACTTGCTGTATCTCCAAAAGTTTGCTGATAATATTCAGCAATTGTTAAATACATTTGAGCTTCTTCTAAAGAGTTTCCTGCTGTAGCATCAAATACTACTGACCCTTCGCGAGTATCAATATCTTTACGAACCCTACTTAATTTATCATTCAATAAATTTTCATAAGTCTTGTCCTCAAACATTATGCTACTTTCACCTCCTTAGCTATTTCAATATCTCCAAAAATTGTTTTTGCTGTAAAAGTCATTGCTAAACTTTCTCTTTTCTTTGTATCATCAAATAAAAAAGACTCTACAGCAATAATTCTTTCATCTTGCAATAAAGCCTCTGATACTCTTGATACTAATTCAACTTTACAATAACTTTTAGATTTTCCAAATAAGTCTTTTAATTCAATTCCGTAATTCCAACTATAAATAGGATATTGATATCTCTCAGTATTTAAGATTTTATAAATAGCCTGTTTCATAGCTTCTTGACCATCTGTTTTTCCTGTGATTTTATTTCCAAATATGGCCATTTTATAAGTCTTAGTTGGAATAGCTTCCACTTCTGATTTTATTTCAACTCTATCATTTCTAACTGGTAGCATTATATCCACTCTCCTTCAACAATAGGATCATCTATTCTATCTAAAATATAATAGAGTTGTCCTCCATTTTGTCTTATTAATACAACTTTTTCTCCTTTTCTTAGTGAATAGTGCATCATGATTTTTTTACGACCTTTATACTCATGTTCATGGTCTATTGGAATAACATTTTTTCCAGCACCAGGATGATCATGAGATGTATCCCAAGCTCCATAAATACTATCAGTGCTATGTTGAACTGTAATATCTACATAATAATCTCTAACCAAATGGGATAGCATTAATTGACTAGCATTTATAACTTTTTTCTGGTCTATTCTTATCTTAAGAGGATCAACACTTTCAACTGTACCAAATTCTAGTTTAGATAGTTTTGAATTTTCTAACATATTAGAAACTATTTTTTTAATTGCTTCTATCATTCAATATCAGCTCCTCTCAATTTTAAATCCATAAAATGTTCATCCTTATTAAAAGTATGCTTTACACTTTCAACAAGCATATAATTACTAACCTTAATGTCTCCTAAATCTAATTTTACAACTATACTTACTCCAGCTCTAACTTTTACATTACCAAAGACATTTTTAATAGATAAACTTTTAAACTTTCTATTATAAAGCTTTAGTAATGAATCAGCTTTTACTTGTGGATTTTCTTTTTCATCCACTGTATCATAGTATTGTAAGATACCCCATTTCCCATAGGTATGATTTTTTATTTCAGCCTCTGTGTTTGGAGAAAAGTATATATCTCTTACTCCTTTTTCTCTGTTTTCCCTACTTAGTTTTATTTTGTTATAGGTTTTGTCTATACTTGAACTATAAGAAAAATTTTCTGATATAGTTTCATCTATAAATATACCTTCATTCAATTTTAGACTTTCAACATCTTTTAATGTTATTTTTCCAAAATCATCATAAATAACATATAATCTTTTTGTATTTTGTAAAGTTAAATTTAGAGCAGTTAAAATAACATCAAATAAAGCAACATTATCTTCTAGCCTTTCACGAATAACATATTTTGTATCTTCTATTTCGCCACAATTTAATTTAAAATCATCAGCTATCATTTTCAATACTTCCGATGCTTTTTTATTCTCATAGTGATAGGTATCTTTATTTTTTAAATACCTCAACTGGTCATAAGCAGTTACTGATAAAATTTTGTCTCTATCTCTTGAAATAGTAAAAACAAATCCATAAAAAACTTCTTCATTCTTATATCTTACTGTTACTAAATCTCCTTCTTCAAATTGATTTAGTTCATCAAAAATACATTTAAAAGTAAATTTTCCAGGAGTTCCTTTTCTTTCTGTATCCCAACAAGCGCCATCAAGAATGGCAGGTGCAACTGGACCTTTTTGAGTTTTTATTATTAAATCTAAATCTCTATTCAAGTCTTATCACCTGCCCAGGTTTAATATCATGTATGGAGCTTAATTTATTTAATTCTTTTAAAAAATTACATTTATTCACATCACCTAATTCTTTTTTTGCAATAATATAAAGATTATCTCCTTCTTTAACCTTATAGGTTCTTTGAGTTTTTTTTGTTGAACTATCTCTAGTTTTTGTAGATATAAAAGTGGTTAGAGATAAAGCTCCTCCAAGTCCTTTTGCTCCTAAATTTACATATTTAAAAAGAGTACTTTTAACATTTTTGTATTCCTTTAAAGTTATTGATACAACAACATCTCTACCATTTCCAGCATCCTCTTTTATCTCATAATTTTCAAGTGATACTAACATAGTTGTATTGTATCCTGAACTTCCAATTGCTCCCTCTCTAATTACTATAAATCTAAAAGGTTTCTTTGAATTTTTTAAGAAACTTAGCATATTTAGATAATAATTGATAGGTAAAAGTACCCCTCTTGCAAAAGGGTACTTATAAGCAGGTAAACACATATCAAATGTGAATTCTTTCAAACCTTCTTCTTTTAGAATATTAAAATCTCCATCATTAATAAGTGTTACAACCTTATTTTTATTATTAATTTTAGTAGTAATGGAAGAAGGAGTGATAGGAACTAATATTCCATCTAAATAAAAAATATATCCTTTATCTATCATAAAATTATTCATAACTTCCCTCCGCTGCTATTGCTATACTTTCTTCCATTCTATTAGTCATATAGTCTACAATATCATCTAAGTCAAGTGCACTAGAAACATGCTGAGTTATTCCACCAACATCAACTTTAACTTCTGCTGTTGTAAATCTATTAATAGCTTCTCTTTCAGCTAAATCCCTTAAATAACTAATTTCGTCATGTGATAAATCTAACATATCACCAGTTTTTTTAGTGTTTTTATCTATATTCTTTAAAAGATTATTAGATTCAGCCATAGATAAACCATTAGTATTGTCTTGAAATGGTTTATCAACAGCTTGCCCTACTTGTCCACCAAATAAGTTATATCCATTATTAAATGCTTGTCCATAATCTTTTCTTTCAAGTAGATACTTTTGGACATCTACTCTTGAAAGGGTAATGTCATTTCCACCAACTTTTTCATTTACCCAATCTCCAATAGAAGTTTGAACATTTTCTAATTTGCTTACTGTATCTGTACCACAAATAGTATCTATTATAGAACCTAACCATTTAACTTTATCTATTAAGAAATTAATAAAGCCTAAAAATAAATGTGCCACAGCTTTAATTGGATGCTTAAATACATTTGCAAAAAATTCAGCTATACTAATTCCAACATTAGCTATACTTGCAAATAAATAAAGAGAGGCATTAATTAATCCAGCAAAAATATTGTATATATGTGCTCCCATTACAAAAAAACAACCAGCTATAAATCCAGTTGCAGAGTAAGTTTTTCCTGTTATAGCATTAATTACTGCTGTTATAGAATATATAGCAGCTATAACCAAAGCAATTCCTGTTAATATCCAAGTAATTGGACAAGCTAGAACAGCAATATTTAATCCCCATTGGGCCGCAGTAGTTTTAGCTAATGCTACATCAACTGCACCAAGCATAACTTGTTTAGCCAATAGAGCTGCATTGTAAATAGCTGTTATCCCTGATGCAATAGCTGTTTTTACTGCTATAAATCCCATAGCAACTTTATATGCCGTTAATAATCCTAAGACTGTAACTAAAATTGGTTGAATAGGCCCCCATATTTCATAGAGGACAGTTCCAACAATAGATATACCCTTTATAAACCAATTTATCATTGTAAAGGCTTTATCTATTACTGATGATACTCCATCAATAAACCCTTGAAATCTTTGACTATTAAAAATATTACTCATAGTCGAACTAATTCCCATAAAAGAATTAACAGCATTGCTTTTAATTTTATTAACTACATCACCAAATGTCATTGGAATTGAATTAAATTTAGTATTAATTTCATCTGACATTGCAAATACAGCATTCTTTATTACATCAGATGTAATTAAACCATCTTTACTCATTTCTTTTAGATCTCCCATAGACTTTCCAGTATATTTACTAATAGCTTGTGCCAATAAAGGAGCATTTTCCATAATACTTCTAAATTCATCACCTTGTAATTTTCCAGAAGCCATAGCCTGGGTTAATTGATACATTCCTGATGTTTGTTCTTGAGTTGAAGCTCCTCCAACTTTAAAAGATTTAGCCATTAATTCAGAGAATTTTACAGTCTCCATATTACTATTAAATGCTTGAGGTGCTAATAAACCTAACTTAGAAACTACACTTGCTGTATCTAAGAAACCTGCTCTTGAATTTTTAGCAGATTGGAATATAGCTTGTTGTAACTGGTCTGTTGTTTGCTTTCCGTCATTCATTAAGTCTAATCTAGCCATAGTTTGTGACAAATTATCTGAAACATCTAATCCCATTCTTAAAGTCTGTATTCCTGCATAAAGACCTATAAAACTTTTTATTTTGCCATATAAAGAATTAGCTTTATCTACTCCTTTACTTAAAGCAGTATTAAATTTATTTTGCTCAACAACATTATCTTGTATTCTTCTTTGAATATTTCTTTCTATTTCATTTAATTGTGCTCCAGCTTGTACTATCATAGTTTGAGCATTAGCTAATCTACTGGTATCAATACTAACATCTGTATTATTAACATTTTGTAAAGCAGTAATAGTTGTATTTATAGCACCAACGATATTATTTAAAGGAGTGGACATTGCATCCATAAGCATTATAGAACCTTGTATCGTTGACATTAATCCACCTCCATTATTTCTTA